TAAGAATTACACATATTTTTATATTTGTTATAGCTACATCATCAGGTATTCATCAGTTTTCATAAACTCCTCAACGGCTTCTCTGTACTTTTCCGGCACTTCGTCTATTGTCATAAGGCCATATTTAATCCTTGACGCAAAAAATCTTACATACACCTTTAACTTTCTTTTACTGCTCATTGCCTTCTCCTTCCTCGCTACCCATAAGCTCTGCTACCATATTTGACAGTGCGTCTATACGACCTGTTAGGGTAGCCTCCACCTGTTCTACTCTGTCCATCGTTCTAAACATGAGTAGCGCCTGCATTTGAGTGATTGCCCCCATTGCATCCTTGATAAAGTTAATTGTGATTCCTTGCAATTTAAGACCTGTTATAGACTGCTCCCCTGTATCATCCTGAACTGTCATGATTACAGTATTTGCATCTGTAAGCTTATCTTTCAATTCATCAAGCTTTGCAAAAGTGTCAATTACCGTGACAAAAGTGTCTCCATAGTACGTACTAAGCTCTATCTCCGTCTTGTCCTTTAATAGTAGTTTGCTCATTTAATCCTCCTAATTTATCAATTCTATCTTTGTAAATGTTACGCTGCCTATAGCACTCGACATATTATAATCGCTATATGCACTTGCACATAATGCAACAAATGCATCCTTATTTATGCTGGATGTATCAATAATCATCTCATATGTATCTCCATTGTATGTACTACCTGCATTTTCAGACGAACTATGCATTTTATGCATTCCACCAATTAGACTGCTTCTATTTGCTGCATCGTATAAGTGTACATATACATCAACTCCAGCCTTTCGATTGTAGCTACCTGTGTTCATTCTTACATCTAATTTGTATGTTATTTTTAGCTGCCTAAAGAAGGTAAATAATATTGCTCTGTCAAGAACAAATCCAACATATTGTCCGCTAGCCCAAAGATGAAAGTTACTTCCTGCTGAAACATTTATAGTTGTTCCGCCCGCATACCTTGAGTAGTTGCTTGCAGTGACTGTTCTGTCACGATATATTCCAGCTTCTTGAAAGTCCTTATTCGCCACTCCCCCTACATACAATGCATTGAAAGTGGCATTCTCAAAAACCGGTCTACCTACACTATAATCGACCATCGTGCCTACAATACCATTTACATTTACTCCGGCCCTAATATTTTGAGGATATAAATTAGGGCTTGATAAGAAAACATAATTGGCATCTTGTATAAAATGTTTATTAGGAATCTTCATAACGATACCCCTGCCTCTTCCTGCGTAGCCATCATCCCATGCAAATCCCTCACCATTCACAGCACTTATGACATCACCTGTGGTACAAATCCATCTCGGTATAGTACCTTCAAACTTGACTCCGTGTACAGACGTGGCTGTTTGCCACTGCAACACGCTATTAGCGTCTGCTGTGCCCAGATTAACAGCATCTATACATGTGCGTGGGTGGTTGTCAGCTCTATGATAGTATCCATTTCCGTGAGGAAGGTCTATCCAAAAGACGGGATTGTTTCTATCAGACCAACCATCAATTCCGAATGCCATTGATTTATTAGACCTGTAGTTATTATCCTGAGTGTTGATCATTTTGATATTGCCGGTAGTACCTGCTATAGTAAGATTCGAAAGCATCTTATTTGCATCTATCCCTAAAATATTCGTAAGTACTGCATATGGGATTTTTGCTGTAGGCTTATACTGCCCATCTTTATTGTAGTATCCTTCTTCAAATCTTACATGAACTGTACTTTCTCCTGAAGCATTTACCACTTCTGAAGCTGTGGACCATGTACCACGTTTGGGTATAGTGCCTTCAACAACTTCATCATTACTATCAGTAGTGACTGTCTTATACCCTTGCAAGACTTGAGCCTTAGAGGCAGTAACATCATCAGATGTAACTCCACCTGCCCCTCCTCTTAAAAGTATCGCCTGTGCCATATTACACCCCCTTCATAAGTAGTAAGATATCGGTTTCAGGCTTTTTTACAAAACAACTTATGACTATGTATCCGTCATAAGTATCTATCCTGTCTACACAGCTCCAAGCCTTTTTTATAGCTTTTACCCTCGTACCATCTGTAACTCCGTCAGGTATCAGCAAGGATATCTCAGGTACATCTGTTCCCTTGATTCCTGCTACATCTATACGCTGTGTATAAGGTCCTTGAGTGCTAAATCTTGAAGCCTGTACTTGTATCTGCCTTGTATTGCCTATAGCCTTATCAATCTTTGCAAAATTGCTGTTAAAGTCCTCGACATTGTAATTATCTGCCCTATCAGGCATTTTCAACTTTAAATTATCCGTTTGTCTCATAAATCACCTATCTTAAATCCAGCTCAACCAGTTGCTCATGAGTGTACTGCTCCAGAGTTCCATGGGTTTTCTTTTCAAGCATTCTGTATGAAGTAAACCACAACACTACCTCAAGCTCCATATTTGCCGGCACCACCTCATCTGCAAGCTTTTCTATTTCTTCCTTAAGCTCTTTTGATGATAAAGCCACCACTACGCTGACCTTGTAATGCTCCATATCTACATTTAGCTTAAAGTCTTTCTCAGAGCCTACCATAGCCAATAGACTACGATAAAAAGTCCTATACGTGTACGGAAGTCTACCTTGCATTACCCCAAGAATTCTAAGATTCCTTACATCAAGTTCATCCGTATCCTTGCTTGATATCTTTAATATTTTTTCCCATCTTGCAGCAGTGTCAACATCCTGACTTAGTATAAACGCGTCATTCAAGTAGCTGTTGCCTTTACTCCAAAAAAGTTCGAGTTCGGGTTGTTCAGCATACATCATCTGATTGAATTCCGTCACATTTTTCAGAATATCCGGAAGATAGTCTATCAATTTCCTATCCATTGAAAGTACCTCTTACAGCTATAGTATCAGGATCCAATATAGCATTAGATGCAGTGCCGTTCAGCTTAGTATCTGCTATATCTTTAATGCCATTTATGGCAAGAATCTTGCTCTCAATATTTGATATTCTAACAACTACATTATCCACCGTGTCCCACGCCTTGTTTAACTCTAAAAAGTAGCTGTCAACGGCATTTTGGATATGAGATCTTAAAGCATTAAAATTGTATCCTGAGTCATAAACTATATTAGTATCTATATTTATGCTCTTTGTTTTCGCGGATTGTATATGGCAGATATGACCGATGGAAGCAAGACCGTCGCCTAACTGATCGCCTTTCGGATCTATCAGCTTTTGTACATTCGTGACAAGCGTTTGACTTGCTTGCCCATATTCAGAGTTTGTTATTATGGCAAGAATATGCCCGGGTAAATTATGGGCATTGCCGTCTTTAGCCCTTAAAATCTTACAGCCGCCTACGCCTTCAATAGCTGTAATCTTCTGATAGTAGTCCTTTTTATTGCCCCCAAATGCCTGAGTATCGAAAGAAGAATAATATCTTTTTCTGAATTCCTCAGTACCTTCTTCATCCTCACCGTATATCTCTATACTCTCTATATTTGCTGTCTCAAGGCCATCTATATACTCTATAGGTATAAGACTTCCTCTCTCAGCATTCGGAGTTCTTCCTGCAGTCTCACAATTGATATAAAATCTTCCTGTGCTTATCCTTTCGGATACAACCCAGTTAAATCTTGAACTCGAAAACCTTTTACCCACTTCCACATCTATATTAAATACAGCTATAGCCTTTGCATATGTTGCTTTTTTAGGCACCAAGCCTCTTTCCAACGCTCTTCTTATCAAGTACTCTCTTGGCGCAGTATCAGCGAAAGTGCAATCTATAAGGCTATCAAGTGCTATGTAAGCCTGTGCAAGTTCCGCACATACCGGAGCGACAGCGGAATAAATAACAGAGCCCTCTCTCTTGTCGATACCACTATCAACTCTTGATAAGACTCTGTTTAGTATATTTTCATATGTATTCTCTTCAAACACTATCTAACCTCCGTTTCTATACCTATATCGCCATAAATACTATCAACTTTAAAATTCACAAGAAGTGTATCCTTGTTTCTACTAAATTCAAAATCATAGACAGCTGTAATTCTGTCGTCTTGCAGCAGCGCTTCACTTATAAGCCTTTCGCTTTCATCTTCTACTATATCCGGATGTACACCTATAAGGTCTTCAAACTCTGCGCCATAATTCCATGAGTAAATTAAAAACTTATATCTTTCAGTATTTAATATAAGAGCTATAGCCTGTTTTATTGCTTCTTTTTCATCTACAAAGCCTGTTATCTTATTGGAAATAAAATCTATGGCAAAAGTATTACTTGGGTATGTTTTTTCTTCCACTTGCAAAATACTGTTATTTATTACTGGCAACATATCTCTACCTCGCTCTATCTAAAACTATGTACTTTTGTCCACCGTCAACTCTTATAAGTATGACCTTTTCCCCAACTTTCAGCTTTTGATTAAAAGTTAAATTCCTTTTTCCACCCTCTAATCCGTCTACCTCGATAGAATAATTACTCACTTGACTTGTAAGTATCAAAGCTTGTTCAGGTACCGTCAGTTTTTGATCTATCCATATCTCGATCGGATCCACCTTAATGACTTTGCCAAATCTAAAACTCATAGGGTCTTGATTATTTATTGCTTCAACTGCAGCTTGTTTAACTGCTTCCACTAAGTTATACACTAAATGATCCCCCTCTCAGTTTCATTGACATTAAATGCTCATCATTCTTAAATGTATGTGTTACTTGTTCAACTACCATGTAGTTGGATATCTTACTGTCTTCTATTTCAAGCATGACTACTACAGCCATATGTCGGCTATCAACTCTCATGCCATCGAGCAGTTCCCTTCACTGAATCTCTTTTCTATCTTCTCCATCTTGGTAGCGACAAGCTTATTCTTCTTTTCTATCCTTATGGGTGGATTCGTGGTTAAACGTTTTGTCAATCAGGACAGTGACTGGACACTTGAAAAAACCTTGCAAGAGTACAGCAGACTCTTCGCCCTTCCTATCCTACTCACGGGTATTGCCAGTTTCTTTGCCTTCTTTAATAGTCTACGCTTTGCGGCTCTTCTTTGCCTCATTAGCATTGGTCTGGTACTTCTTGCCAACCTCTATACCATCTCAAAACCAAGTAAAGATAGCCAAACTGACTCCTTCTATCGCCTTCTCTTGGCCTTCCTAGTCAACGGAAGTATCCTATTTCTCTTTTTCCTAGCAGAAATGGCACTGGTTTTTGATTATCTCCGAATTCTAGCCTTTATGTAATATAAAATCCTGTCAGCTCTTGACAGGATTTTTCTAATCTAGTAGGTACTAGCTCCCTACAAAAGCTGAATGCTTTAGATGATCGCCACGATTCATTTTGGGAAATAGTCAGAAATGATTGTCTTTACACAAGCTATTCCACAATCCAGCAAAGTTGCTTGTTTATAGTGACTAACCATCATTTTCTCCTTTTTCAACACTTATCTTACTATAGCCATCAACTTCAATGATGCTATTCGAAGTTTGATTTGTGGTAGGAACCCTTAAAATTTCTCCTGTATTATTTGTATGCAAAGTATAAATCCCATCAAAGTCTTCAGGAACTGTAATAGATACATCACCAACAAGAGTATCTATAAATATTTTTTCGAAAGTAGTATTTTTTCCTAAGGAAATAGTTACATATAATTTGTCTTTCCCTTCTGAACTCAAAGCCAAATTAAAGCCGTGTTGCGAAAATGGGATATATAGACTATCTGAACTCATTTTAACGTTTTTAGATATGTTATTCGCTGATTCTTCAGAAACATTTCCTTCTATTTGAACAGTTGTTTCATCTGAATCACTCTTTACAACTTTAACATCAATTGCTTGCTTTGATCCATAAAACTCTATCGTTTTAATACTTTTAGAGGAAAGAGTCCATGATTGTTTTATACTGATTGTTGTCTCTCCCCGCTTTAAGGTTAATAAAATTCCAGCTACTACAAACAGTAACAACAGCCCAATTACAATTCCTATTTTTTTCATCGCTAGTCCTCCTATTTAAATTCTTTTTTACTGAATACAGCTAACGCAAGTACAAGCACTGCTATACTCACCACTATAGGATAGCATACGTTTGTAAGGGTAAATTGACTAAAACTTGGTGATACTTTCAAATTTAAAGTCATTAGTAAATAGTCTCTCACACTCTCACCAGAGTTTGGAAGAACATAAACCAGTAGGTTATCAAATAGTAAAATGTAGAGTGTATAAATCATACATGATTCATAAACCTTATCAAATATTTGAAAAATCAATAAGGAGATACTGATAGGAAAGACAAACAAAAGGTTCCCAAAGTTTTATATAAAAATAACTTCCATCGTTGTTTTTCTTTTGTGAGCAGAATATTGATCGTACGGAAACTATAATCTTCCCCCCAGAAAAATAAATTAGCAGAGATGAAAAGCAAAGGAATAAAACCACTCACATTTGAAATCAACACTCGAAATGCTGGTTCATTTTCATTTGATGACTTAAAAAATAGGTAGAATAACAAAACTAATAACCCTATCAACAAACTAGGAAGCACTCCTCTTTTTTCCCAGTAAAATTTATACATATCTGCCTTAAGAGAATTCATGACTCTCCTCCTTTCTTAAATCATCAGATAATATTACGCAAATAGTAGTCCTCAAAGCGTTCCTTCTTAATATAAATATCCTGTATCACTAGATTTGAACCAATACTATATTCCAAGATAGCCATTAACCTATCCTTTTCTGTCACAACCAGATAGTCATCCTGCTCAAAATGAACAATGCCCTCTTCTTCTAAAAATATTTTTAAAATCTGATTATCACTTGTTTTTAGGAAAATTTTTTCAGATAAATCATTCGCTAGCTCTTTTGAACTCATCACATTTAGAATTCTTCCCTTTTTCATGATGATATACTTATCTGTTATAAACTCCAACTCTGATAGGATATGGCTTGAAATTAAAAAAGTAACTCCCAACTGATCCCTTAAATTCAAAATCATTTTTCTTAAATCTGAAATCCCTTGAGGATCTAAACCATTCACTGGTTCGTCTAGGATAATGAGCTCTGGATTATCCAAAAGGGCAATTGCTATCGATAATCTTTGTTTCATGCCAAGAGAATAGTTTTTGACTTTTCGATCCCATGATGGTTCAGACAAGTGAACCAATTCCAACATTTCTATGATATCTGTCTTTAAACCAAATCTTGTCTTGTAATATTGCAAGTGTTGGCGTCCAGTCAGGTTTGGATAGAGGGCAGGTGATTCGATAATACTGCCAATCTTATGCTGAGAAACACTCTTGATTGCTCCCTTATCAGCTCGAATGAGTCCTAGGAGAATTCTCATTAATGTTGTCTTGCCAGCACCATTTTCACCAATAAGGCCACATATTTCCCCTTGCTCAATATCAAAGGAAATATTATGGAGAACCTGTTCTTTTCCATATGTTTTATCGATATTTTTAAGACTTAAAATCACACGATTCATAGTTTCTCTCCTTCATTATATCTTTTGGTTTCATGAATTATCCTCCACCTCTGAAATCCCAAAATTCCTAACATCTGTAACTTCTTCAGGCAGAATTAAAACTCGCTCTTCGCCTGCATCTAAAATAGCTAGGCGAAAGACTTCGTTATTTATCGCTATCTCTACCAACTTTTGCTCAGTCGTGTTATTTCGAAACACCAAACTGTGGCGAGTCTGTGTAAAAGTCTCTAGCGAGATACTAAGATTCTCCATCTCTTCCTCCTACTCTAAATAACTCAATTAACCCTTCATTACATCTCTAGTTTAACGCTTTCAAAAACAAAAAAACATGACAAAAATGTCATGTTAGCTCTCTATCTCCTCAAAAGTTTTTATATCTTTTTCTTTTTCTCCCAATATACGTGCTTCTAATACTTGGTCTCCAAATGCTTGAGCACAAATAACAGCTCTATCGTATAAGTGGATAGCTTTTTCCTTATCCCGTTTATGAAATAAGGTACACATAGCTTCTAGCATATCTACGATTGGTTTCTTTTGAAAGTCCTGGGATAAAATCATCAATCTATTCATTGCCTTAACATAAGGCTCAAAAGTAGAGTAGGACTTTTCCATCCATTGAACAGCTAGAGAATCGAGTACTGTTTGCTTTAATACATAATCTGTTTCTATATCTGATGAACTCGTTACTCTCAGAAGTTTTTTAGAAAGCATCCAAAATAGTTCGTGATTATACTCAGTCGGTCTTGCCAAACATGAACCAAAGTACAATTTTATGAGAAGCAAATCATTCACCGAATAGTTTTTCCTTATCTTTACTTGCTCAAAATGCTCATCAAGCAAAGTATCGCCAAACCCTGCATCTTCACTTACAAAGACATCAAAACTAGCTTGTAAGGCACTAACTGCAATCTGCTCATCCTCAGGTAGACTATCATAATAGTGTTCGTAAACTCTGTCAAACAACTCTTCCTTAACCTGGATTCTATCATCATCCCCATAAGTTTGGAACTTAATGAGTTTATCCTTTAATATCAAGTACTCTGAAGGTAAAATCATATGATCCATATCTACTATATGTGAAATTGGACAACCTAGTTTATAAGCTATATACTCTACCTTGGATAGACTTGGGGAAGACTGCCCTGATTCGATCCGTGCTAATTGGCGTACTGTTATCTCGGTTTCATCATCACAAATAGTTTCTCGAGTGAGATGTTTCATCTCGCGTAACATTCGGATTCTTTTACCTACTTCCTTCTTGATATCCATATGATCGATCTCCTGATAGTCCTTTGACAAACAATAGTATCTATATCTTGTTATATTATACTGTTTTTTGTTAAGATAAGCAATGTTTAAAATCTCGTATTACGAAATATCACTAAGCTACTCTATCAATAAAATGAGGTCTCATTCTAAGATATTCTGTGAAAACTTAGACTATGGCTTTTACCTATTTTTTCGCATGTGCTAAAGCTTCAAAATCCTCGCCTGAAACAGGGCCTACTTCTACTTGGTTGGCATCTAGATCCTGGTAGAGTTCTTTTGGCAAAGCTCCTAAAAACGCTTGGTAATCCAGTCTAGCTATCGCTTCATAATCTTCTGGTTTTGAGCCATCCCCAGAGATTTTTACCAAATCAATCTCCCAAACAAGTTCCTTGCCTACCAATTGCTCAACGTAAGGAGCAGGAATCACCGGTTCTTTTGGCAAAATGGTTTTTACTCCCTGAGCTAGGTGATAGACCCCATGCACCTTACCTTCACCATCTGGATAAAATTTAGCGCTGGAAGGAAAAGCATCTGACCCTTGAACCCTCTTAACTAGATCTTCAAAACGTGTCAATCCATCTTCTTCTAGGAAGCTTTCTAAATCCTTCTTATCAAAGTAAATAGTTGATAGAATACCCTGACAGAAACCTAAACGAGCAGCCTTATCCGCTAGATAGCTCTTAACCGTTTCTTGGAAATAGTTTTCCAAATCAAAGTCTGCCAAGCCCTCAACTGCTTCACCAACCTTGCTAGACAAAGCCCGCAAGAGCCCTTCTACAATCTCCCAGTCAGCTCTTGTGATAAAATCAGGAATAACAACTTGATAGCCTTTTTGAGCATCTAGATATCGAACTTTAAAGAGAAACTGAGATTTTCCCACAACAGCACACTCGATATACTCCAGACGATTGAGAGGTTGACGGAGGTAAACAGCATCATAACTATGCGACTCTAGGCCTTCTACTAAACCTAAAATTGATTTAGCTGTAAGAATCTCCTGTTGCCCTAAAATACTTTGTTTATTTGGAATAAAAAATGTCTTCACCA